TCCAGGAAGCCTACGGAGACGTGGTCGAGATCGGCGATTCGTTCTTCGATCAACCCGGATGGGGTTATCGCCTCCGCCGCGGATTATACGCGACGACCCTCTGGGATCGACAGGACGGCCGCTATCGCCCCGTCTACGAGACGGAGATCGACCTCCAGATTATCCGAGCTATGAGCTGGTTGCTGGTCGCCAGAGTGCCGATGGCGCGGGCCTGGGTGGAACGGCTGACCGATTACACAATCGGGACCGGATTCGACTGGAGCGTGTCGCATCCATCGCCGGAGATTAAATCCTACGCGAACCGGCTGATCGATGAGTTCATGATTTCTTGCGGGTGGTCTCCTGGTCTGGAGCGGGAATCGTTCGCACGATCGATCGAGGACGGGGAGTTCCTCGGTGAGCTGGTGTGGGATGGCGCGCCGGGTCTGGTTGTGCGGGAAGCCGATGAACTGTCGGAACCGCTCGGGCGGCTCGATCAGTACGTGCTGGCCGACTTCGACCCGTCTTGGTCGTTCGGGGTGATGACGCGACCGGAGCGACCGTCGATGCCGCTCGGGTATCACTTCGTCCGGGATGAGGCAGGGACCGACTGGAACTTCGCGCCGGCGAAGCGTGTCCTCCACTGGAAGCGGAACGTCCGATCGGGTGCAAAACGGGGCGTCAGCGACTTCTACACGCCGCATCAGTACTTGAGCCGGGGCGATAAGATCCTCGCGAACACGGCGGAAGGGACGGCGGTGCAAGCCGCGATCGCCTACATCGTCGAGCACGCGCCGAACGTGACCGGAACGCAGGCGGCGGCGCTTACGCAGATGGCACGCGTGGTTGGTCAGAACCCGGTGACCGGGGCCTCCCAGCGGATCTTGCCGATGCAAGGCGCTCAGCGGCTCGACGTGAGGAATGGTCAGAAGTACCACGCGGGACCGCTCGCCGGGACGAATAACAGCCAGAACTACGTCGCGGTCATGAGTGCGGCGCTGAGGTTGGCCGGATCGATCAAAGCGTTTCCGGAGGGGATGCTGACCGGGGACTACGCGAATAACAACTACGCGTCGGCGATCGTCGCGCAAAGCCCGTTTGTTCAAGGACGGCTGGCAGAACAGGCGACCCGTGCGCAGGAGATGCGAGAGATGATCCGGAAGGTTCTCCATCTGGCTGTCGATGCGGGCAAGTTCCGCCGGTTCGGGATCAACTACATGAGCGATCTAGAGCCGGGGTTGGATGTGAACATCGTCCAGCCAAAGGTCATTCCGATCGACCGGTTGCAGTTGGCGCAGTCGCTCGCGGTTGAGAAGTCGCAAGGCTGGGTGACCGATCAGACGGCCATCACGGAATTGGGCCGCGATTACGAGCAGGAGCTGAACCAGAGACAGGACGGACCGCAGGCGCCGGTGGACGTCGGGGCCGCACTAGCAGCAACCCCTGAGCCAATTTCGACCGAGAAGGTGGCAGATACCGCGTTAAACGGGGCGCAGGTGCAAGCCGCGTCTCAGATAGTGGAGAAGGTCGCTGCGGGCGTTCTGCCGCGAGCGTCGGGCGTTGCGCAGTTGGTTATGTTCTTCCAGTTGACGCAGGAGCAAGCGGAGGCGGTGATGGCGACGGCCGGTACTGCCGACTTCGTGCCGACCGGGACGACGGTTGCCGTGGCACCAGTTCCGCAGACGGAGCAGGGAGCGGCTGAGGAGGTCGACGAGTCGGGGCCATCCGGCGAGTATGCCGGACTCTCGCGCCAGCAGTGGAACCGGAACCGCAAGGCGATCACCGACGTCGTCAGCGAGTTCAAGCAAGGCGACATCGATCGATCCGCGGCGGGTGTGATGCTGGGCCTCCTCGGGATCGCGTCGGCAAACGTCGATGCACTCCTCGGGCCGGCGGAGTCCGTCGAGCTGGAGGAATCGACCAAGACCTACAAGCCACCCGAAGGCGCTCAGGGGAACGCGAAGAAGGTTCTGGCATGGCGCGAGAAGCACGGCGACGCGGTGAAGGGGATGACTCGCGTCGGCTGGACCCGGGCGAACCAGTTGGCGAGCGGCGAGAATCTATCGCGTGAGACCGTCGGCCGGATGGCCGCATTCGGGCGCCATCGCAAGAACGCCGAGGTCGATCCGCAGTACAAGGACGAACCCTGGCGGGATGCCGGCTACGTCGCATGGTTGGGCTGGGGCGGCGATACCGGGGTGAACTGGGCGAGCGAGATCGTCAAGCGCGAGTCGATCGAGACGGCGTCCGGGAACCTGGAAGAATCGACCGCGCGGGAGGTCAAGATCCTGGAATCCTGGGGCGAGTATCCTTGAGTTTTGAAAGGTCACGCGCGAGACCTTTGGAGATGACATGCCGGATCTAGCGGAGCGGGCGACATACGAACGGGCGTTGGCGGCTGATGTGCGGGAGGTCTTCGGGCGCTTCCGCGATCGGAACCGATTCGATGCGGACCGGTTCGGCCGGGAGATCGCAGCGGCTACCTTGCCGACGGTCAAAGAGATCCGGCAGCGGGCGCTGATCGCGATGCTGATCCTAATCGCGGACGACGACGATGCGATCGCTGAACTGCTCAAACGGAACCAGCGATCGATCGACGCAGGCGCAGCGGCTCAGGCGGAACGACTCGGGCGAGACATGGCGGCAACGTCGCGCGGATGGCTGGCCGACTCGGATGACTTCGAGCGGACGCTGGAGGATCGGGTCTTGGCACCCTCGCGGGCCGATACGGTAGGCGTGACCGAGACGACGACGGCCGTCAGCGAGGCGGAAGCCGAAGGGCAAGACATCCTCGAAGGGATCGGGATCGACACGGAGCCGCGCTGGATCACTCAGTTGGATGAGCGGGTCTGTCCGGTGTGCGGTCCGATGCACAATCGGCCTCGCTCGCGCTGGGGATCGATGGGGCCTCCTCCGGCGCATCCGAACTGCCGATGCTTCCTTGTCTACGCTGCGACCGTCACGACTCGATAGGCGACCTTCCGCCAAAGTGATTACCCCTACCGTAACCTCATGCGGAACGGAGGGCAGTCGATATGGCACGATGGGAAGAAGCCTACAGCGGCGGCAAGGTCGACCGTGAGGCTGGAGTGATCCGCGGGGTCAAGGTCTTGGGCCTTGAGTCGCGGAACCGTCGGCGATACTTGAAGGAAGCCGTCCGCAAGGCGATCCCACTCTACGAGGGCGCGAAGGTCTTCATTGACCACGACCGCAAGAACGGGGAGCGATCCTTCAAGGATCGATGGGGCACGCTGACGAACGTCCGTGCGGATGACAACGGGGAGCTGTGGGGCGACCTTGAATACCTCAAGAGCCATCCGCAGACGGAGATGATCCTGGAATCGATCGAACGGTTCCCGGATTCGTTCGGGCTGAGTCACAACGCGGACGGCGAAGACAAGATGCAAAACGGGGTGTCCGTGGTAACGGAAATCGTTGCCGTCCATTCCGTTGATTTGGTGTCGGATCCAGCGACCAATAAGGGACTATTCGAGGGGTACCAGATGAAGAAGAAACTGATCGAGGCTGTCGCTGGTTCGGTGTTGGCGCCGGTCCTGGCTCGCCTGCTTGAGAACGAAGGCTACGACGATATGGCCGCGATGGAGATCGAGCCGATGGAGGACACTCCGGAAGCTCACCTCGATATGGCGCTGTCGATGATGGTCCAGAAGATCATCGGCGACAAGTCGCTATCGATGGAGCAGAAGCTCGAGAAGTTCCGCAAGGTGCTCGAAATGGAAGCCGCAATGCAACAGAGCGCGGAACCCGACGCGGCGGTAGCCGAAGAGATGGACAAGATCAAGGAAGAGAACAAGGCGATGAAAGAGTCGCTGGAAAAGATCCAGACGGAGGCAACATGTCGCCAGTTGCTCGAATCCCTCGACCGAGAATGCACCGCTCCACGGCTGGCCGCGCTGATGGCCGTCGGTGAGTCGCTGCGCAAGGCGCTGGTCGAAAGCTGGACCGCTCGATCGGAAGTCGGGCTGAACCCGGCGAAGCGACCGGCCGCGAGTCCTGGCAAGTTGCAGGAGGGAACCGAGAAGTATCCATCCAGTTTCCAAGAGTTCATCCGTTCGATCGGCTGAGCCTGTTTTTCCAAGTGATTCAAGGGTTTTTCAGAAGGAACAGAGAACATGCCGAAGGGACTGAACCTGGACGATCGGATCCATCAGGTGATCTACACCCACTCGATCGTCGACGATTTCTACGCAGAAGATACCAACGTGTGGACCACGACCGCGACCGA